CCGAACTTCACGGCCCATTTGGTTTATCTCTGCACTGGAGTAACCAGCGTCCTGCAATATCTTTCGGTAGCTCTCACGCTTGCGCTTGCCTGGTTCGCTACGGGTTGAAGTCGTTGCGCTGTATGCGGCACGCTCTAGGTCAGAGGCAAAGGTAATCCCTTGAGTTTGTCGATATCCAGGTTTACCTTTCTTTAAATTCTGAGGAAGGCTAAAGCTAGGCAGTCCAGTGCTTGGTTCTACCGACGGCTCAGGTGCCGTCTCTACAGAAGGCTCTAGTTCCTGCTCTGGTGCAGGTGCAGCCTCTGGTGCAGGATCAACAGGGACATCCTCTTCCAGGACATCGTCTCGCTCCTTGCCTACGACTACATCAAGGGGCATCTGTTCGCCCAGTTCAGTAACCTGCAGTCCTACGTTCTTGTCGTATCGACCTTCCAGTTCTCTTTCTGCTGCGGTAGCTGAGTCCTCGCCTTCCTCAATAGCCAAAATAACTGCAGTAGGATTGCCGTCTACTGGCTTGTAGGTCACTTGGATTTCACGAGGGACAGACACCTCGGATCTTTGTGCTACAGGCTTGCCTAAATCTTTACTGCTAGTGCTAGTCTTACCTGGCTCTCCAAGAACTTGAGCACCTGCACTAACCGTTCCACCTACGACTGCACCTACGCCGAACTCCATAGAGCGACGCTTGAGGGTGTTCATCGTGAGCAGTTCACGGTCCTCATCGTAAAGCAAGGAAGCTAGAGTATCTAGCGACTGCCCTTGTGCGGCTTCGGTTAAACCTTCTGCACCAGATGCCTCCATTATTTCACGGAGAGCACCTTTATCTTTTTCTATAGCTTTCTTTAATGCCTTGGGCGATACGCCCTTGCCGCTGTTAAGTCTACGGATCAATGGCTTTACGGCTTTACCTACGGCGGCTAGCTCCAGGGTTGTACCCAGTGCAGTCTGCGCCAGCATACCTTTTAGTGCAGCGTCTTTTTCCGATGCGTCAAAGTCTGTATACTGCTTGCCAACAGTCTGTTCCATGTCCGTCAGAAACTCTGAGGTCATCTGTCCACCTGTAGTCAGGGCCGCTGCACCTATAGCACCTGCTGGTCCAGCAACGGCTGCACCGACTAAACCTGCCCCGATAGTAACTGGGACCTGACCTAAGCCCTGAAAGACCTGGCCAGGGAATGACTCACGGAAGTCTTGGTCGAGGCCGATGTCCTCGCCTATGCCTTGACTGTATTGCCGCAGGTCCTCTGCGGCTTCAAGCATACCTTCACTCTGAAATGTCTGACCTGCCCACTGGGTAATACCTGCGACTGAACTAACGGCAGCTTGAGCACCACCAGAAAACAAACTCTTACCTACGTCTACGGCAAAGTTATCAGGGGCATCAATAACCCTTGGCCCCCTGGCCTGAGGTCCTGCCTGTTGTTGTCGAAAGAAATCAATGATATCTTTTTGAGATGCTCCCTCTGGGTGCGTAATTATAAATTCATTACCCTTCGGGTCAGTGACTATACTTTCTAACATATTTGAAAAGTAAAATTTATTTCATTTGTTCTGCAAGGCTGCAGACTTAACGGGCTATTGGTTTGCAAGGAACGCAGCTCGACGAGCCTCGGCTTCTTCCCTTTCCTTACGCATCGAAAAAGATGTAGGAGTCTCGCCTGCCCTGCGTGCATTAGGGTCGCTTGCTGGAGACTGCGATACACTGTTCAAAACCTGTGCATTTACTGAATTAGCTGAAGCGACAGGACGAACACTAAATCCTTCAAAGTTTTTCGATGCAGCAGTAGGAACTGAGCCTACATTTACGCTCATATTCAGTAGCGTCTTAACACCTTCTACTTCTAGGATGGAAGGATTCAATACCTCGGTTAACTTACCCCCAAAGATTCCACTCTTTTCGTATACTGCACCATCTATAATTGTTAAGCCAAGGTCCTCCAGTAACTCTTGAGCAGATTGCACTTGCTTGACGGAAACACTATCTCCCTGATTGGCTAACGAAGCAATCTTGAGGTTTAATTCTTTTTCTGCAAGTTTGATTTTTTGCTCGTTTTGTTCACGGGTATTCTTGGCTATCTCTTCAGATAACTTTTGTTTTCGCTCCGCCATATCTAAGCCTGCCTTAGATGCCTCTGTTCCTTGCTCGGTAGCAGCAGTCTGTGCCTGCAAGGACTCCAACTGAAACGGAAATAGTTCTTGCGCTCGAGCTTGACCTGCAGTCATACCCTCTAGTTGAGCCTGAGTAACTTGTTGTTGCAAAGGAAATGCTTCTGCCGCTTGCTCTGTAGCTTGCCTAGTTGCTTGGTTGGCTAGTACCCCCTGGTACAGGTTTACTATATTACCTGCACCCACGGCATTTATTCCAGCTTGTAAAGCCTCGTCTGAAACATTTCCAAATGCTCCAGTTTGTTTGAGGAACTCAAACGAAGCTCTTTTGTCGTCTGCATCCTTTTTCTTTTTGTAGTGCTTCTCGATGCCTTCGCCGATCTGTGCACCAAGGTTAGCTATTGCCTGCCCTTGTATCTCTGCGGCTCTTGCAAAGCCGCTGTAGTCTGCGTTGCCCAACTCTGGGCGAATCTGTGTTCCTGCTTGAAATGCCATAATTATTTAATCTTTCTAAAATAAGCTTGCGTTACCTAGTAGTCCACCACCAATGGCTCCAATTCCACCCATTATTCCAGCCTGCCCTGCTGCCTTAGCCTGAGCCTGCATTCCTTGGAACGTAACGTCCTGCCCTCGCTGTTGCAAGGCCATATTGATACCTACGTTAGGATCGAACAGCTGAGGCCCCATAGGGCCTGCTGCGCCCTGCTGTGCCTGCCCGAGCATTGAACCACCAAGACCGATTGCTGCCGAAGGACGACCAAGCAAGGTCATACCAACATCCCCTGCCAGTTGACGCTGCATACCGAAAGCCTGCCCACCTGCCTGGCGTGCTTCTGCACGTAGTCCACTACGAACCTGCTCACGTCCAAGTAATTCAGCCGCTACGGAGCTTTCGTCACCAATACGACCACGAGCTAGGGAACCCATACGGGCAGCCTGCTCGGCCATTCTACGCCGTTCTGGGGATAGTTCCCCTTCGCCTTCGGCATACAGTGTTTCGGCCTGCTGTTGAGATAAGTCTGCAAGTCCTGCGCTATATGGGTCAGCAGCACGATAAGCCTCTACAACCTGCGGGGCAAACTCCTTCAAAGCTCCTACGTCTGCTTCACGTTGCAACTGCAACTGCTCACGCTGTAATGCACCTGCACGGGTTGACTGCTCCTCTAAGAGGTCGAATAGTCCAGGTGTAGCCTTCAGTGTTGGAGACATACCTTCCATCTGTGTCTCGATCTCTGCTATACGTGCAGCACGATCTTTACCTGGATCTCCAACGGCTTTGAGGAAAGCTTCACGCAATTGCTTTCCAGTAATAGCACCCTTTTTTCCGAGTCCAGCTCGTTTCCGACCTGTTGACTTGGTGTCAGGGTAAAGTTTTTTTGCTTCAGCTTCAATGTCTTCCTTTGTGCGTGAACCTTGGACTTCTTGACCAGCTTTTAAACCAGCTAGCTCCGCTTGCAAACGTGCGTACTCAGGGTTCTCTGCACCAGCTTCAAGGCCTCTGGCCATTACGCCGATGTCAGCCAGTTCTAAGGCCGTGTATTGCGGACGGTAAGTCCGCTCTGCAGCAATCAATCGTTCCTGCAATCGAGGGTCCGTGATGCCTTGGTAGGAACCGCTAAAGTCCTTACCAAATAAGTATTCGCCCATTGACTTTCCAGGGTCAATAGGTGGTGGTGCTTTTGATCCGCCTTTTCCGCCTCCCATAGTATTATATTCCTAAGATTTTGTTGAATAGTTTAGTGCTGTATACCACTCGGGCAGGAGCACCATTTCTGTGTCGTATGCCCAATAGTTTTTTGTGCATAACTTCAGGGCATTTAATAATGAAGTCATGTGTCATTCGTTTGAAAGTTTGATTGTCTGCGGCAAATAAAAACGCCATAAAGATAGTATCACCGTCTTCTCGGTCTGGTGTCCAGTTCTGGACAAAGAACCAGTCATCGTCCTCGTCGCAATTATACCACATAAAGACACCTCGGATATTACCCTCTGCGTCCTGCTCTGCAATAAAGGTATCCTTGGCCATATGATAAGCCACAAGGAGTTGTATTAAGTCACGGGGCCACCCGTCCAGTACCTTGCCATTCTCCTTTTCAATACAGAAGTCCACTACCTTGTCGATGCAGACAAGGGATTCTTTTTGCGTAGCGTTTTGCAACGCTATTTGAACTGATTGCAGTAAGGGATTCATTACTAGTTGCTGTATACCGTTTCGTTGAACACCCAATTTGATGCAGATGTCCTTGCGTAAGCATACGCAAATAAAGATTCAAGGCAGGTGTATTCGTATATGTATACTACAATTCCTCCCTTACCAGCATCAGAAACATTGAATGTATTTCTAGCTATTAGGTGACCATTGGCTGTGCTTCCGTTCCCTGCAGTAATTAGTTTTGGATTATAAATAAAGTTACCCTGGAAGTTGTAGCTAGCATTGTTGACTACAGATCCAGATTGGACATTAGACATTGTTAAATTGTGTATCCTCCCAACATCTCCACTATTATATCCACGACAATTTATTGTAGTTCCGTCTGACAAATTTCTTTGAGCTGTTCTTTCTCCCGCAGTAGCAATCAGGTAAGAATATTTCTTACCCACGACTAAACTTGAGGTTGAAGGGACATAAGCATAATTTGATATTTTGTCACCAGGGCTACGAGTTCCTGTACTTTGAACTTGAAGAATAGATATGCTATCTAAGTCTAGGTTTAGAGATGAGTAGTTACTTGGTATTTTGCAAAACTGCAAGTTTGTGTGACTAGCAGTATCAGTGCCTTGATAAACATATTGGAGGTCTGTACCCCCAGCATTTACTCGCTCAATTCTAGTGTCGTTTACAAACAGCATTGTTAAATATTTATTGTTAGGTCGTTTCCACTCAATGTAAATAATCCGTCAACATAAGCCTTAATGCTTTGCTGAGTAGCCAGAGACGTATCCGAGTCAGATACCATATCATCTTCGTCTAATATGGCAACCTCTGCTGGCGCTGCTGCGCCGCCGCTAACATTTCCCAGCACTCTGTAGTCAGCTAAGTTTTCAATCTTAGCCTTAGTAACATTGCTGTCTGCAATCTTTGCAGTTGTAACATTGCTGTCTGCAATCTTTGCGGTAGTAACACCACCATCTTTAACAATGATTCCGCCGCCAGAAATTTGCGTGCTTACATTGTCCACGGCACTTGTCGTAAACGTAGCATCATCAATAACTTGATTTAACTTGTCGGCTGTTAATTGTTCGCCGTTAGCGAATGACTTTCCTTTATTTATAATTGCCATAAGATTAAGCTGTTCGTGTCCACATATGGACGACAATGTATGGTTGCAGATTGTTGTGAGGAGAAGCACTACCTGTTCCGTCACCATTTTCACCTAGATTCGTGCCTCCATTGGTGCTATAATTTGCAGTGCCAAGGTTATATAGGTCTCCACCTTGGGTACTTCCACCAGTAATATTTGCTTTCATAAAATAGGAGTGCACGTGCGGAGGTATTTCAGTTTTATCTAGGGTATGTGTCTTAGCTCCAGTTGTTCCATTCGTGTTGGTTCCGCTTCCTACTACGTCAAAATCATCATCAGTCGCATCAATACCAACAGGAACCTTACCAGCACCAAACATTGCCCAAGTGCCAAATCCTAGCAGTGTTCCTGGATCGGTAGCATCCGAGGCGTTCATATAAATAGAACCAACTGGATATGCTAACTCTAAGGCATCTGTTGCTAATTTAGATGCAGTTACCCCTGCGTCTTTAATTCTTAGCTTACCATCGGTATGCAACTCCAGTGTTGAGTTATCAACTGGATCATCAAATGTTGCTGCGTCCGCAATGTTATTAAGCTTGGTATTTGTTACGGTGTCAGTAGCACCGAATGTATTTCCTGTTGATAAAATAGCCATATATTATATTGCTTTATTTGTTGATCTAAAAGTGGTTGAGCCGTCCACTTCAATTGCTCGTATTCGTGGTCGTCCAGTTGTATTGTTAAATGTAAATTGTATGCCGTAGCCTCTCTTATTACCTATTCTACCACGGATAGACACATCCTCTCCTGCTGGTAGTACAGAGCCATTAAATGAAGACAGGGTCCCTAGGGCTATAGTTGCGTCAGGGTTCTCGGTTTCAACCTGAATAGTAAGGTCAGAATCATTGGTGTCGCTGGATTGAACGTGCAGGTCGAACTCCTTCCACCTCTTCCGCTCCATGCTGCCTAGGGTGTATTGACGGGTGCTAATAGCGGCGTCAATATCAATACCATTTGCTTCTTCTCCGATTGCTGTAACAATTCGATCTACACCGTCTACACGATAATCAAGCCTGTGTATTCCGCCGAGCTGGTTAATTGCGTAAACCCCTCTGTCAGAACCATCTCCAGCAACAATCAAACTTTCTATGTCCCAGTTTACGTTGCTTGTAGTGTCTATACTTTCCCACTGCTGGTTTAAAAAATTGTATACGAGGATGGCATTGTTCTTGGTTGCACCATCTAATGGAACGGCGATATAGTAGCGATTGTCGAAATAGACAGCTACGGATTGCTCCCACGCTTCTTTATTTATGCGCTTGATTGTCTCGTTGATCGGCTCGGACAGGGGCGTTTCTGTGCCACGAAGGTTATATTCGTCAAGGAACTGAGTGCCGTACACGCCATTGTCGGATAGGAATATCACCTGATTGCCAACCTGCCTAATAGACTTGCGAGCCACGCAACCAACTTCATTTGTAAGCAAGCGTGTAGAAGCAGCCTCTAGGTTGATCGTGTTCTGAACAAGGTGGATTGAGTTACGGTTAAAAACCATCAGGCTGTCTTCTGCGAATGAGTGCAAGCCCACCACGTAATCCGCCGTTCCAGCATTGAACCTATACTGTGCGTATATGCGGTCGTATGTGTCCGTATCCAGAATGTCGGAGGCTATCACTTCATCTAAAATGCCACGTGAGGTAAAGCTGTCAATAGTATCATCAACCTCAAACCTGTATGGCATTACCAGTCTACGCTGGTGATATGTTGCAAAAGGTGGGGCTGGCATATGTGTAAAACCTAGACCTACTGATACGTGCTGCTGAATAACTACACCTGACACATTAGAAGCATCGTCTAGCTGGACAAAGAAATCAATTGTAAATGCCGTATCATCACGGGCTGCTACCAAAAACTCTGAACCTAGAGTAAAGGTAGAGGGACTCCCCTCGCTTTCAATGACAAATACGCTGCCGACTTTTAAGCCATTCATAGCAGCTAAGCTTGAAAATGTTGCGGTTGCTTTACCGTCTACAATATCTACTTGTGTGGGAGTCAAACGCTTAGGCTGGCTATACTCGCCGCTGGCCACCTTGGTGAACGCTGGAGTCCCAGAAAAGTCACCATTCCACTCAAGGGCCGCTTGTCCATTGCGGAAGATAAAAACCTTATTAAAGGCTTGAATCATATCTGATTGTGGTGGAACAGTTTCCCCAGTTGGGTAGACAATATCAGTAGTGCCCCCAGTGGTAAGATTTTTTGCGACAACCTTTAAGTTGGAAGCAATCAAAATGTATTGGCTTGCGTTGTCAGCTGGGTCGCTAAATCCCGTGCTCGCATAAACCTCCGTAACTTGTCCTTGGTCAAGCACCATTTGATAGCCAACGACGGCTTGTGTCGTAACCCCTGCGATGTCAAAGGGTAAATCCTCTGGCAAAACTACGGCTGTCACGTAGGTTTCATTGGCTCCAGTCAGGGCGTAGGTTAATGTAACTGTATCCCCATTGTCCGTAGCACCAGTGAGCGTATGCAAGCCATTAGGGTCCGTTGTGGTAAACTGAACGCCCTCTACTGTAACCTCGTCACCAATCTGAAAGCTATGCCCTGGCTCTACGGCTGGGTCATCAAGGGTTAAAGAGACTACGTTGCTAGTTAAACTTGCGGACTCAATAGTTGTTGGAAGCAAAGAAGTTACGCCGTCATCAATCTCTACTGCTGATGGAAGCCGAAGTACATCTCCACCTACAGCAAAGGGGGCTTCGATAAGCTCTACACCTTTACGCACTTGAGCTTCACCGTTACGATCCAGGCGCACGTTGCGTGCATCAGCAAGCACACCAGCCTGCAGCTGGTCAGGGCGCAGGCGATTGTTAAACCCAATAAACCCACGATCGCCATCTTTGGAGATGCGGTCGTCTAAGGCACCATATGAATCATATTGAGGCATTAGCAGTTCCAGGCCCTCCGAGACCAGTAGTTAGCGGATAGCTTGTTAGTCTTGCCCTTGATGCCTCCGCTACGTGCGCAGTAGCTTTTCTTCCTGGCGGGTTGATTCTTTTTGATGCTCATATTTGCATCACCAAACCTGACGATCTTTTCCTTCCCGCCCTGGCAGGCTTTTACAACGAACTTCTTCCCGCCTTGGACTTCACGGCGAGGCACGTTGCACTTCATCTTTGATTTATCTGGCATTACTTTTTCTTAATTGATTTGACCCGACGGGGCTTACCCGCTGGTTGACCTAGTTTTTTCTTCTGGGCTATACGTGACTTTTTTTGACTGGATGAAATTTCGCTTGCAGTGACAGGTGTCTTTTTGCTTACACGCTTTGACGGCCTGCAGTATGGTGTCCCTCGCTTTTCGCCCTTGCGTCTTCCGCAGGGCTTCCCCGAGCGGACATCCACCCAGTTCTCCTTGAACCACCTCTTGAGAGAGGCTCCTGCCTTTGTCTTCCGAACTGACATTATTTGGCACGCTTTCGTTTACCCCAGTTAGCTGCCCCTACCTTGCGGCACTTAGCAATTGCTCCACTTGCATACGCAGATGGGAATACCTTGTAACGGGCTTTGACTTTCTTATAGCAGGCGTCCTTGGGCATTATCCTTTGTCCTTGCAGCCGCAACCTTTTCGTTCTCCGCAGGAACCTTTGCCTGCCTTTGCTGGTTTTCGATTATACATAGTGTTATTTGATTTGAGATGAACCAAAGTAGAATCCTACGATGGCTAAGGCAGTCTGCCTAATTTCTGGTAAAATGACGAATCCCTGCACGGTGTCCCATTGCACGCCCTTGAATAGCCCTAGAAAGCCGTTTGTCTCTCTACCTATACTTACCCCTACGTCTGTCCACGCAAAGACGAATGGGGCTATTACAATGGCAAAGACGGTGGATACCACCAGGAACCTACGGACCAATACACCAGCATTACGCTTTGCGGCTGCATCAGCTGACGCATCTGCACCCTGTTGCTTGCCCAGCATACGCTCAAACTGACGGGCCTGGTTCTCCATCTGTGCGCCAACTAGTTTCATTACGAAACCGCTTACGCCCCCTCCGAGCATTGCTATTAGTTCTGGTGTCATATTATTTGTTCCTCAGCTCCTTGATTACTTTGACGGCCGAAGCAGTCATATAGATAAAGGTCGCAAGACCTACTACAAATCCTAGTATCTCGTTTACGGGTGCCAGTTCAATGGTAGCTATAAAGCCTCCAGTTCCTATTGTTGATTTGTAGATAATGTCTTCCATTGTCCTATGGGGCTACGGGAAACTCTACTTCGCCGTTCTCGTCAATGTCATCGGTAAGGTCACGCAAGTCTTGGCGATAAGCCGCCCAAGCAGCAAGCTTGTCCTCAGGGATAGTAGTGTCATTAAGTTGAGTCCAGTCGGATCCAGACAACAAACGGTTACGCTCTGGACGTAATAATTCTTTTACAGCCTCAGGCTGTTCTTTCCATAGCTTTGCCTTGCGTGTAAGCAAGTCTCCTTCGATAAGAAAGAGAGGCTCGTTTGAAGCTTCGACTTGCCCTGCCTGTTCGTTGGTAAGCTCTACTGCTTCCATACCTTCGGGAGTAAATTTAAACTCTTTATCCGATGTGCGAATGACTCGTCCTTTTGGGTTGATTAATGCATATTTCATAGATTGTTTATCCAGTTAAATTTTTGGTTAAGTTGCTCTGATAGCTGGCGACCTAATGTCTCGTGCCAGTCTTTCACTAAAGGTTTAATTTCCTGACGGATGCAGTGGTCTCCATAGGGAAAACCAACATCATACTCCTGAGTATATTGCTCTACGTTAGAAGTATTGTGGATGAATGGTTCTTCGCCCAGATACTCCCAGACTTTGTTCATTGTGTCTTGAG